GGTGTTGATTACATTGCTCTTACTGACGATCCGGCAATTGAAAAGAACTTCATGGCGTTCAATAACCAAAAAAGATTCATCATGCAAAGCGAGGACAAAAGGATAGTGTCAGGTCCTTTAATTGTAGCTAACTTGCCAATCTATCGCAGGGATGAACAGGGTGAATATTATGTGTTATTCGATGCCCCAACAACCATGGAGATTGCTCAAAAGTTTTTCCGCCTGGGGTATCAAAGCCATGTGAATCTTAATCACGATCCCTTGAAAAAACCCGATGGGGTTTATATGTTTGAATCCATGATTATCGATGAGAGCAGAGGCATAGCAACTCCAAAGGGATTTGACATTCTGCCCGATGGCTCTTGGTTTGGCTCATTCAAAGTGGACAACGATGAAATATGGCAGCAAGTTAAAGATGGCACATTCACAGGATTCTCTGTTGAGGGGCTTTTGGGCTTTGATTATGTCAAGGAAACCGATGAGGACATCCTTTTGGAAATCATTGACCTCATTCAATCTATGTGATGAAATTATAAATTATCAATTCATATTATACTTACAATTAAAAAAGAACAAAAATGGACAAATCAATTGTCGAAAGACTTAAAACTTTGGTTGCAAAATTCGATACTACGGAAGCTCCTGCAGCATTCGCTGATGTTACTTTAGCTGATGGCACTGTCCTCTCTTACGAGGGCGATATGCCTGTTGTTGGTGCAAAAGTAATGCACACAGATACAGCAGGTGTTCAAGGTGTTGCTGCCGATGGCGAATATCAATTACCTGATGGCACAATGCTAACTGTTGCCGGTGGTTTGATTACCGAAATGCACACAATGGAACCAGGCGAAGAAATGATGGGATCTGACAACTCTGCCGCAGAATTGCAATCCTTATTGGATAAATTGTTTGGCGAAATGTCAAAACAAATTGCTCCTTTGACTGAAAAGATTACAGCATTGGAATCACAAAATGCAGAATTGAAATCAGCAATTGCTGCCTTTGATTCAACAAAGAAACTTGCAGAAGATACTTTCAACATCGTTGAAAAGTTAGCTGCCGAGCCAAGTGTTGAGCCAACAAAAACTGCAACATCAGGAGCATCATCTTTCAGCTCTATGAAAACAATGAAAGAAATTGCAGACGCTGCAAGACAAATCAGAAAAGATTTCAAATAAAAATTTAAACCCTTTAAAAAAATAAAATAAAATGGCATTCAACGTAACTGGTCTAACAGACTATATCAAAGAAAACGAAAAAGACATCATCAGCGCATCCATATTCTCTGCAAAGAGTATATCAATGGTGAAAGTGCAAGTAGGTATCAAATCATCAGAAGATATCGAAATCATGGAAACATTAGCCGATTTCCAAGCGGATAACGGTTGTGCTTACAACACATCAGGAACAACAACTTTCAGCAGAAGAAACCTTGCAGTTAGCAAGATCATGATTGCTGAAACATTGTGTCCTGAAGATTTGGAAGCTAAATTCTTACAAAGACTTGTGCAGCCAGGAAGTATGCATGACAAACTTCCATTGGAAAAAGAAATCACAGATCGCAAGATTGCTTTGATTGCAAAACAATTAGAGGTTGCAGTTTGGCAAGGTGATACCAATTCAGGACTTGTAAACACAAACAAATTTGATGGTTGGTTGAAACTTATCGATGCTGCCGGAACTGCTGTTGCTGTAACTCCAGCTGCTTCAATTGCCACTGGTAACGTGAGAACAATTTTTGATGAACTTTATGCAAAAATTCCAACTGCCATTTTAGGTGCTGACGACTTGGTTGCATTCTGCGGATATGACACTTTCCGTATATTAGTAACCAAATTGACTGCTGACAATTTGTATCACTACACAACTGATGCAGGTGCAGCAATCTTTGAAATGATGTACCCAGGTACTAACTTAAAAATCGTTGGTGTACAAGGATTGAACGCTGATAACAATGCAGGTGCATTGGCTTCTTACAAGAATCGTATCATTGCAGCAAGAACTTCAAACCTTTACTTTGGTACTGACCTTTTGAACGAATATGAAAAGTATGATGTATGGTTTTCACAAGATGACCAAAACATCAAAACATTATTCCGTTTCAAAGCCGGTTGCCAAATTGCTTTCCCAAGTGAAATTGTACAATACAAAAACATCTAATTATGCCAACTAATTGCGCTATAATTCAAGGATATGAGATCCCCTGCAGAAATTCTGTGGGGGGTATCTCCGAAATATATCTGACAGAAATCGAGAACAAAGCTACCTTAACAGCTGTGTCAGGTGTAATCACTGCCTTCACATTATCTTCGGGTAAAAAATTCTGGACATTCAAACTTGAAAAAGAGAATGCAGAATTTACCGAAAAGATAGTGCCAAGTGTTGAAAACGGAACTGTTTATTATGAACAAGAAGTGAAATTCAGCATGAAACAATTGTCAGCAAGTAACAGGAATAACATCCGTCAAATCGTTCAGAATCGTTTATTCATCATCGTTAAAGATAACAATGGTGTGTATTGGTTGCTTGGCGAAGTGAATGGTTGTGACCTTGGTGCTTCCGATGGCAAGACAGGAAAAGCAATGGGTGATTTGAATGGTTATTCTTTGACCTTTATGGGCAAAGAGCCAGCTCCTGCACAGCAGGTAACAGGCACTTTATTAGCCACCTTAACAGTATAATCTGTTCATCATTAGTTTTGGAAAGCCCTGCCTTAATTGGTGGGGCTTTCTTTTTATAAAAAAACTGCATCTTTTATATTTATAGGTATGCTGAAAGTAATCAAAAATCAGAGCAATACGCTAATACTTACTTTGAATGAAAAGAAAACGCTTGCATCACCTGTTTTCCTTTTTCGCTGCATCAATGATATGCAGAGAACAGAGGTGGCATTCATTGCAGCTGATATTAGTGTTTATCCTACTCGCTATAATAAGTTTACTATCGTTGAAACTGCAGGACCACAAACTCCAACATCAGGAATCATTGAGCTATCACCTGCCGGGTATTGGCACTATGAAGTTTATGAGCAGACAAGCATAAGCAATTTAGATTACAAACTGGCACTTCCAAATCAATTAGAGATCGGCAAATTATTGGTGGTCGGAACACCATCCCAATTCATAAGATATGAGCAGCAAGACAAAGAATATACAGCCTACACCGGGTAAGTTTCAAATGCCATCAGTGGTCCAATTGGAGAATCACAAAGTACCAATATTTAAAGAGGTGCGTGGTGAAGAGTGGATTCAACTTGGTGAGAAAAATGATTACGCCTGGTATCTCATACAGCTGTATGATAGGTCAGCGAAACATGCTGCGATTGTTAAGGCAAAAGTAAACTACACCACTGGTGCAGGTTGGGATTATGACAAAGAAAATTTGACACCTCAACAAACCATTGCTTTGAATCAGTTTATGAAGCGAATGAATCCTGATGGCGAAAGTTTGAAAGATGTATCGATGAAATGTGATGAGGATAAAAAAATCTTTGGTGGATTTTATCTTGAAGTGATTTGGGATAAGATGGGCAAGAAGCCTGCATCGATCAAGCACATTCCATTCCGCAAGATGCGTTCCAATATGGACAACACTACTTTCTTTTATTCTGAAAAATGGTTGGACAAGAATGGCAAGATGAATCGCGATGTAAAATTAGATGGTGATTACAAAGTATATCCTGCCTTTGATCCATTCAACGCAACAGGGGCGCAAATACTCTTCTACAAGACATATCACCCTGCGCTTGATGTATATCCATTGCCCGAGTATTTGGGTGCAATCAGCAACATTGAAACGGATATTGAGATAAGCAATTATCATTACAACAATGTAAAGAATCAATTTGCAGGAACATTCATGGTGAACTTCCTTAACGGAATGCCAACAGCAGAAGAGCAGAGAGATATTGAAAGGAAATTCAAAGAGAAGTTTACAGGCACTGACAATGCAGGATCATTTGTGTTAAACTTTGCTGATGGTAAAGAAAAGGCTGCCGAGATTCTTCCGATTGGAATGAGCAATGCGGATAAGATGTTTATGGAACTTACCAAGTGGGTACAAGAAGAGATCTTCACTGGTCACCGTATCACATCACCGATGCTTTTTGGTATCAAGACGGAGGGCCAATTAGGTGGCAGAAGTGAAATCGTTGAAGCCTATGAATTGTTTAAAAACACTTATGTAAAGCCTGAACAATTGCAGCTTGAATCTGTATTCAATATGCTTGCAAAGTATTCAGGGCTTAACAATAGATTGTTTTTGAAAGAAGCAGAGCCTATCAGTGAGCAATTGACTGAAAGTGCATTGATGCAAATATTGACTGTTGGCGAATTGCGTATCAAAGCAGGTTATCCTGAACAGAAGCCTGTTGAAATCAATGCAACTCCTGCCGGGATGAACAAATATTCCAAGTTTAAACTTGACCAAGAGGAACTTTCTGCATGTATTTCAGAACATATCAGCGCAGGAAAGGACCAAGACCAAGCTGTTGCCATCTGCATCAGCATACAGGAGCAGAAAAACTCCAAGATATTGCCGATATTCGAGAAATATGGCACGCCAAAAGACCAATTTAACGTGCTAAATAAAAAATATTTGCACCATTTCAACAGAGAAATGAGCCTTGAAAGTGAACTTTCTATTGCTAAAGGGTACTTTTACACCTCAAATGAGAGGGCAATTATTGATTTATTGTCCAAAGATGCCTTGATGCCGATTGAAAACATTGCTCAAACGCTGAAAATATCAACGGATAGGGTGGTTGAAATCTTGAAAAACCTTACTGACAATGGACTATTAAAGCCCGGCACATCGGATATGGGGCTTCCTATCAATGAAGTAACACCGGAAGCTCAAAACATACTCGATGAGAATCCTGCAAAGACTGCTGAAATCATTGTCATGTATTCTTACGATTGGGCCCCAGGTTTCAATCAGGGAATGATAGACACCTCAAGAACTTTCTGCAAAGATTTATTGAATCTTGATAAATTATATACAAGGGATGAGATTGAATCTATCAGCGCAGAAACAGGCAGAGATGTTTGGTCCATGCGTGGCGGTTGGTACACAAAGCCCGGCACAACGATTCACATCCCACATTGCAGGCATCTTTGGCAGCAGAATATCGTAACAAAAAAGTAATATGGCAACAGCATTATTCATATCTGAACAATACATAAAGGATATGTCCTATCTCGATGAGAATGTGGATGTAAACCTTATCCGACCTGTAATCAAAGAGGCGCAAGATTTACACATCCACCCCTTGCTTGGTAGCGGTTTATATAACCAACTGATTTCTCAAGTGGTGGCAAATACTGTCACCACTGGAACGATAAGCAACAAGACATTGCTTGATGACTACATTGCCCCGGCCTTAAAATATTGGACCTTATACGAGGGTATTGATGTGCTGACATTCAAGATGACCAACAAATCCATCATGATGAAAAACAGCGAGAATAGCAATCCTATTTCGGTGTCTGATGTGAAAAGATTAATGGATAGATTGATGGACAAAGCCCAATGGTATGATAAGAGGATAATTAATTACTTAAAAGAAAACGTTATCACCTTTCCTTTGTACTTGAATCCCGGCAATGGCATTGATATCATAAGACCTGACAGAACAGCATATCAAAGCGGTATATTTTTAGGCAGTACATACACTTTCAGAAGTGTGCAAGATAGATATGAGAATCCAAACGCAGAAGATTAATGGCGGCATACAAAAAGAATTTAGAAAAGTTAAAAATATATCTCATAAAACGAGATAAAGAAAAACAAAATGCTAACATACAACCAGGTAATAAAGTCACTAAATGATATTGCGGATAACCATCTGCAGATAAATTCATTTCAGTACGATAGTCTTGACAACATTGCAACATCGGGAACGATTTACTATCCCATGATGTTTGTACTTGTCAAGCCTGCAACGGTTGTGGACTTAAAATTAAATCTAAATTTCACAATTATCTTTTGCGATTTAGTGCATAAAGGCGAAACAAATATGCAAGAAGTGGAAAGTGATATGCTATCCATTGCCTTGGATGTAATTCACGAGCTGCAAAGCCCAAGTTATACTTGGTCATTTGATACCAAGTCACCAAAGTTAGATCCATTCGGAGATAGGTTTGATGATGAAGTTACAGGATGGTCAATGGATATAACACTTGGCGTGCCAAAAGATATGGACAGATGTTCAATACCAAATTCATAAAAAAACCAAATAAAATATATTTAAGAATATGATAGGAATCCAAGTAGGTACATATACCGATAGAAGCGGTACAACCGATACGACCAGCCAAATAATAATGGCTGCAGAAAATTACAAAATCAGAGCAGGATGGTTTTTTCAAAACATTTCTGATACTGTAATGTACATCAATTTCACATCCGCAGCATCTGCCGCAGGAACTTCAATCCAATTGGGTGCAGGGCAATCAATCAGCTCGGGAAATTTTTGCACGCAAGAAAGAATCAGTCTTTATTGTGCTGTAAGTTCAAAGAAATTTGTTGCTAAAGAATTTCATCAATCATAATATGAAAAAGTTACTACTAATTGTTGCGCTGTTGATCACATCAATGGGCGCATATCACGCACAGACTATCGGTCCAATTGGTGTTCCATCTTTGAATAGTTATTTTGGCGCAGGATCAGATGGCGCAGTGACTATCAGCGGAAATACTACCCTCACAAGGAATATGTATTATTCAAGTTTAACGGTGAATAGTGCAATTACCCTTTCCACTGGTGACTACCAAATATTTTGCACAGGCGAAATCATCAACAATGGCACAATATCAGGAAGAGCCAATGGTGTTGCAGGTGGCAATGGTGCTAATGGTGGATCAGGTGGTGCGAGAGGTACAGCAGGAACTTATACGATGAGCATTGGCGGTATCGGTATGGGTGGCAGCGGTGCATTTGGTGCGACAGGTGCATCAATAGCAGCAGGCGGAACAGGTACAGCCCAATCAGGCGGAAGTGCATCATTTGTCATCGGTGGTGGCAATGGTGGCGCAGGAGGTACAGCATCAGGCGGAGCAGGTGGATCAACAGTAACCACAGGAGCTGCATTATATTATCCTTTACAAACGGTTGTCACAATGTTCAATCAGCAAGTACCAATATCTCAAGGAGGTAGCGGTGGAAGTGCAGGCGGTGGCGGTGGTGTTGGCAATACAGGTGGTGCAGGTGGTGGCGGTGGCGCAGGTGGCGGTATCGTTTACCTTGCAGCTCCAACAATAACCAACAACGGAACAATCACATCAGCAGGTTGGAATGGAGGAAATGGTGGCGCAGCTTCCGGTGCAGGTAATGGTGGCGGTGGCGGCGGTGGCGGTGGTGGTACTGGTGGTATCATCTATCTTTTAACTAACGCATTAACACAAGGCACAACAACAGTAACAGGCGGCACAGGTGGTACAGGTGGGGCGAAAGTCGGATCAGGTATTGCAGGATCAAATGGTGTTACTGGCGCAGCAGGAAAAGTTATCATGATTAATTTACAATCTCAAACCGTAACAATAGAATGACAATAGATATACATTGTGCCGGGGGCTGTGGAACAGTCTTGGGCAGCGTTGAATTAGAAAACGAAGAAGATTTCAAAGGTGATGCATATTATCAGAACTATTGTGATGATTGCGTGAAACCGAATACAGAGCCAGTTGAAGAGGTGATTGTTGAAGAGGTAATTGTTGAAGAAACTCCAATTGCAGAAACCCCAATTGAAGAACAACCAATCATTGAATAGTATATGATTGAAATGATAATCAAGCCAACTACTTGTCTTATTAGCGGATTTTCATCCATCACCATCACCTCTATGATAGCTCAAACAGCTTTTGCTTCCGAATATCCCGAAGTGATCACCTACCTTGTATCGATTACTTCACTTGGATTTGTTTATTTGATGACTTATATTTGGAGGACATCTTGGAAACAGCAGTCAAAGATTAATGAAAAGATAATCGAGAGGCTTGAGAAATTGGATGCAAAAATAGAGGACAAAATTGAGAAATTGAAAGAGGAAGTTTTTAAATCTGAAATCAGTTTTTCAAATGCAAAAAATGCTGAAAAAGAAATGCTGACAAGAGATAACACTCAAATGCAGCAGATGATTAACAGCATCAGAGAACTTACAGGTAAAATATCAAATTTAGAAGTCAATGGAAAACTTTAAACTAACAAACTATGCAAAGCAGAATACTCCTGCATGGGCTCAAAAGGTTGGCGATATTTCTTTGGCATGTGGTGCTGTTGGTGCTGCTATCCTTGCTATTCCTATGGCTGCCCCTATCGTTCTACCTGTCGCTTTAGTATCAGCTGCAGGATGGTTGCTTGGTGTTGGCACTATCGGCAAGGCACTTATGAAATGTTTTGGCGAATAATGGATATTGTAACTTTTGCCATCGTGGTAGTCTTATCAATTTCCGTTTGGATTCATAATGAAAAGATTGATACCATTGGAAAGAGGATTGACAAAATTGAACAATCAGATTCTTTGAAAAATGAAAATACAAAACTTCATTGATGCAGCTGACAAGTTACATTTTGACATTTTTAAAAACGATGCCAAGCCTTACAATTTAAACCTTTGGTTTGTCCGCAATCCTGACCAGGTTGCAAATACTTTTAACGATAAGCTATATGT